AATTTCTGTTATTGTTGGCGTATGTATTGAGGTTTCTTGTATGTTTTTTATTTCAGAGTATTCAGAAGAAGAAATCAACAAATTTTTAGGAGTTAAAAAATGATTAACCCACCAAAAAGAATGATTAAACTGTGGACTGAAAGGCTTAATGGTTTTGAGCACGAAGTAAAAAACTACATAAGTGATATGGATTTCGCTTGGGAGGATTTCCCTAAAACTTGTTCCTTTAACTTAGGAAGAAAGTACCGCATCAAAAAGAAAACAAGAACAATCAACGGTATTGAAGTTGCTGATTGCTTGAGGGTTAAGCCTGAAATTGGGATAAAATACTTTGTGCCAGACATGCAATCAGGATATGTAGTGAAAATTAGGTGGGAAAATGCCGCATTAGATAATTGTATATTTGAAGCGGGGTTTTGTTTTGAAACAAAGAAATATGCAGAAGAAAACTACAAAGCCATATTTGAACCATTGAGGATAGATAAATGACTGATTATGAATTGAATATGATGGTCGCAAGACAATTATACCCAGACGCAAAATTTATAGAACGACATGGATTGAAAGGGTCAAAATTAAGGTTAGTGACAAAAGTTAATATAGAGATTTGTCCTGATTATTGCAATAACTGGAATGATTTGATGCCCTTGGTTATTGCGAATGACATAAGTTATTTTGAAGGTTCTGCTTGTTATGGCTTTGATGATGGGTTCGAGTCTGGGTATCCACACCCAGACACTTATCAACGCCCAAGTTGGGATATAGAAATAACCAATGATAATGATCAACGAGCACTAGCTGAATGCTTATTAAAAGTATTGCAAAATAAGGAAGGTAAATGACAATATCAACCTATAAGCCAGAAACACCTCCAAAATGCCCTATATGCGATTATTACATGCTAACAGGTGAATGTGTTAGAACGTATGACGAAAAGCTAACAGTGTGTAGTTTGGGTTGTTGTATGCAATATAACGTAGATAATGAGTATGAAAAGAATTCGCTAGCAAACTCTGAAACAACTAGCGAACCATTAGCGGCGCACTCTTAACTCCTTGGGGGTGTGTCGTATTTTTTAAAGAATATAGGATTCAATAAAATGAACTACAAAGACGAAAGCTTTGATACTCTTGTTAAAGAGTGCGAGAGAAAGGATAGGGAACTAAACCTGCTTTTGCTAAAAAGCGTTAAAGATGCTGCTCACGCTTGCGATTTATTTATACAATGTATAGACGAGGAAATAAGCAACGATGAATTATGGCGAAGGTGCGTTATTGAGACTAATAAAATTCACGGTAACGGTTAATATTTAATAAAAAAACACAAAAAGAGGGATAAATTATGAAACGCAAGGGTAACGCCCTTAAGATTTAAAATGAGATGCCTGTATCCAGTGGTGCGGATTAAGTTATTAGCTTAACACAGGCAACCGTTTAATAGATATTATAGGTGGTGTGGTTAGTATACTCCATTTAGGTTAGGGCTTGGTGGTGAAGCAGCTAACAAGGAAATCACCTATTAGCCACACCAACCTATAATATTTAACCATTTTCCTAACATCGGGAATATGGTCAACAAAGGAGAATAAAGTGAATATAGAAATAAAAGAATACGATTCATATTCTGCGAGCGAATTAGTTAAATGCTTTGAAAATAAACTCATCGGCATGGAAGTTGTGACACTGCCAATGGGGTACTGGGCAGGCGGGAGATGCAGGGTTGTTGGGCTTACTCCTGACGAAGAAGCGAAAGAAATCAAAATGCAGGTTAAGCGGCTGTCTGATAGCGAAGAGATTGGAGTGTTTGAAGATGAAATGGTGTTAGTGGAGGTTAAACCATGAGCATAGAAGAACATAAAAAACCAATAAATAAACAACAATTAAGAGAATTGTTTAATTACAGAGATGGCAGTCTTTATTGGATTTTATCACCTCGTTCAGGAATTCCAGATGGATCTATAGCCGGATGCCTAGGAGGTTCTGGGTATATCTCTATAACTGTTAATAGAAAAGCCTATAAAGCCCACCGTTTAATATTTTTATATCATTATGGTTATTTGCCACAATATATAGATCATATAAATAGAATTAAAACAGATAACAGGGTTGAAAACTTAAGATGCGCCACTAAGTCCCAAAATGGTATAAACGCAAAACTTAGAAAAGACAACACTTCAGGAATAAAAGGAGTTAGTAAGTTTGGTAAAAAATGGATAGCATTTATAAAAAACAACAAAAAGCGGATACATTTAGGTACGTTTGAAGACATCAGAGACGCTGAAACCGCAGTATGCAAAAAAAGATTTGAGATATACGGTGAGTTCGCAAAAGAAACCACATAGGTCATACCTGGCACTATGGAAGCGTTAAACAATTTAAGTATAATCAAAGAGGAAGGTTGAGATGATAGTAACACTAACAGATGATGAAGTTAGAAAAGCGCTTTATGATTTTTGTGTCGATAAAGCTCAAGGCCATCTGGGAGAGGCTGAGCTTGAGGACGTTTATTTTTCTGTGGATAATATCGACGGCAGAGTTGAAGATATAGAAAGCGTTAAATTTCATGTCGCTTTTTACACATAAAGAGGAATGTTGAGATGAGTAAATTAACCGATTGCGAAATAGAGCTAATGAAAAAAAATATTAAGCTCGTAAAGCAGGTGGATAAGTATAAGGACGTTGCGGCATCATATCTAGCTATTTGGTTTATATACGGGATGATTGCAGGTTCAAGCATCACTTGGGTAATAGTTAATACCGTATTTCAGTAATCTTAAATAAAATTTTGAAAATAGGATAGGAGTAAGATGAAAACAACAGTCCAAAAATATAAAGAACTTCTAAAAATAAAAAAAGAGATAAAAATCTTAAAATCAATTGAAAACCAATTAAGAAAAAACTTGAAAACAGGAGGAAATACATTATAATGTAATTGCTGATCGTACAGCGCATAGTAAAACCCTGACATATTGAGAGCCTTTTAACAAGCAAATTATCAGAGCCTTAGTTTTAACCATGTCAGGGTAACTAAACGCTATTACGACTGAGGTTTGCTTTTTAAAAGGTTTTTTTATGCCTGTTAGATTTGGGTTCGACTCCCAACCGCAGCAGAGCGAGGCGGTATTTGGCGTTCTAACAGGCATACCATTCAAAGCAAATAGACTGTTTAATAGAGCTAGCTAGATAAATACGGGTGCGTAGGTGTTGATTGATTTACAGTGAAAGCGGTTGTATAAGTTGAGTGTACACAGCAATAGACTTATATGTAAATCCTTACTACACTGAGCAAATGAAACATCCTAGATAGCTCTCTTAAGCAGTCTAATAAAGTGATTATATATTGGAAGATTGGCAGAAATGGCAATTGCAGCGGTCTTGAAAACCGTCAGTCCTTGATTGGGCTTCTGGGTTCGAATCCCAGGTCTTCCGCCAAATAACAGAAGGTTGCCAGAGTGGATTATCGGGCTTCCCTGCTAAGGAATGCGACCATTGTGTGTCACGCGGGTTCGAATCCCGCACCTTCTGCCAAATATATAAACTTACCTCAGAATAGATAATATAAAGTAGATATTTGAGCATTAGTTTAGCTAGTGCTACGAGATAGAAATTAATAAGTTTCATTTGTTTATTTTCAGACTTATTAACAGCTTCTCAAAACCAGCAGATATCTACGTTATGTTATCTTAAATAGTCCTTAATTAGATTAATAATCTATATCAGCAAGAATGAATCTAAATGCCGTGCTGGCTCTAAACGTATTAACTAAGGATAGTTTCTTAATATCTAACAAATGGATATCTACCGCGTCATCGATTGTTAGTTCTGAAATAAAGGTTTGTATGTTATCTGTTGATAGCAAGAATATTGTTTAAATGTAACTCATTTGCAGTACTAGAAGTAGAACGAGTATCCGGACAGTAATGTCTCCCTTGGTAGGGTTTAAGGAGAAAGGCGGTTAAATATAAATCAAACAAAGAGGATAAACAAATGAAAACAGTTAATTTGAATTTATTAGGTATCGATGGAAATGCATTTTCGTTAATGGGAGCGTTTCAAAGACAGGCAAAACGTGAGAACTGGTCTGATGATGAAATATCTAAAGTTCTTGATGATGCTAAAAGCGGAGATTATGACAATCTTCTTCGTGTTTTAGATAGCCACTGCAAACCAAGCTAAGATTAAAAATGACTAGCGAAGTAATATCATTTAACTGGCGACCTCATCGTAAAACTAGCAGTGCGCTATTGAATGCTGGATTTACTCAAGAGCAGCTAAACCGAATTGGTAAAGTTTTTATTGAGAGGCATTTAGGTAAAACAGTCGATGACGCATCAACCAAATTCAAAAACATGGTTAGAAGTAGCGAATCCGCTCATGGAATAGAAGCGACCGAACCGGAAAATATTAACGAAAAACACAAAGAGTTAATGAGCAATAAGTCAGAGAATGGCGAGGAAAGAGCAAAGGAAGTTAAAGAGAGCGAGACAAGTGATGGCATGAAGCTAAAGTGCGCGAATATGATTAAAGCTAGATACGGAACCCCATTCGATGAATGCAAAAAGATAGTAGGATTAGAGATTAAATAGTAACCGTATTAACTTAAATAAGGAGAATAGAATGGATATTAAATCGCCATATAAGGATTTCAAAGGAAACGAAATTTACAGTGGTTGTGTTTTGGTACATCCAAGCGGTCAGGAGGGAGTTATTGTTTTTCATCCAGAGAGATTGGATATAGCTGATCAATGGGTTATTCAGTACAATGACGAGTTTGAATCACGTCTTTGCTTGCAAGTTGGTGAAAAAGGGCGAGCTGTAATAAAAAACCAACAGACTAAAGAGGAATAAAAGAATGGGTGAGCAATATATTGTAGGTAAAAAATATACAACAAAAAACGGATTTAAAGCAGATCTAAAATACTTGGCAAACGGTTATATTTGCGGACATGTTAACAGTGCTGAGGGTTTTTCAACATTTCACTGGACTCTTGACGGATTTGTTATTGGTGCATCGTCTGGGTTCGACTTAATCATGGATTAATAATGAATCTTAAACAACAGAGAGGAAAGTAAGGTGGGTGATACGCCAATAAAAGATATTTTATTTAAGGGTATGAGCGGATGCTCAAGTAATAACTGCCTAGTGAAAAAGAACGAAGGCGTAGGAACAAATAGCGGCTGCCAATGTATACATAAAAGAGGGCTTGCTAATATATTATTCAGTCGCGCCAGCCAAATCGATAAATATTTAACCAAACATAAGGAATAGAGAATGCCTGATATAGGGTATAAAGAAGCAAGCAAAAGAATTGCATGTATCGAATTGATAGAGAGTCAAATATCTTCAATGCAAAAAGATTTATATAATCGAAAAGCAAATTTATTACAAACTCACTATGATTTTAAAATGGAAAAAATAGATTTGCCATATTTATCATATACAGATAATACATTTTCAATCGACGAGAATATATTTTGTGACATAGATGATGCTTTAGAGTTTGCGCTAACAAACCACAATCCACCAGAATAAAGAAGGATAAATAGATAATGTTTGAGCCAAAAGATAGAAGCTTCGATAAAGATTCACTCCAAACGCCGCCATGGTTGTTTGACTGGTTAAATAGTAAATACAGGTTTGAAATTGATCTTGCGTCCGATCAAAATAATAAGCTATGCGCTGAAAGCTATGATAAAAAATATGACGCGCTTAGTGCTATATGGTTCGATCCTGAATTTGATATCCTTGTAGGATTTTGTAATCCACCTTATTCAAAAATTAATCCTTGGATAGAAAAAGCGATAGAGGAGGCTAAGTTCGGGTTCACTACTGTTTTTCTTATTCCTGACTTTAATGGTGAGGAAAGGTTTGATTTAATCAGCCGTCACGCAACAACAATAATTCATTTAATCGGTAGAGTTAGCTTTATTCGACCTGACAATGGAAAACCATACACCGGTAACAACCGAGGTTCGTGTGTGGTTGAGTTTTCGCATAGATATTGGGATAGACCGCCAGTGCATTTATACGCCAACACTAAAGACATTAAAGCAGAGTTTGAGAAATGAGAGAGTTATTGTTTCGAGCGTGGGATAAAAGTAAGGTATCGGTAAGGAAAGGATCGAAAGGTTGCTACAAACAAAATGGATATATTTTACAAAAAACAATAAATCATCCTTACTGTAATGGGCGAGGGTACGTTCCAGAACATAGGCTTATTATGGAAAACCAGTTAAAAAGATATCTATTGCCTAGAGTTGAACTCGTTCATCACGAAAATGGAATAAGGGACGATAATAGGATTGAAAATCTAAAATTATCGAACCCTAAAGACCACGCAAAAGGGCATTTAGGGGAAAGAAATAAAAACGGCCAATTCGTATGCTTATCCAAGGAGTTTAATGAAAAACAATATAGATTTTATGATAAAGATAGAAGATTAACTCAAATATATACACTTAATCAATTAATATCAAAAACATTTAGGAGGGGGAAGTTTGAGTATCGTGGGTGTTTTACCGGACTAACCGACAAGAATGGAGTCAAGATATTTGAAGGTGATATTTTATCTTTCGTGGTGTTCGATTGCTTTGGTAATGATAAATCTTATGAGGGTTATGTTGTTTATAGTGGCTCTAGATTTATGTTATGGAATAAAATAGACGATGAATATTTCGGAGACGACGGAGCTTTTGATTTAGATTGGACTTTAAACCAAGATGATGAGGCAGAGGTTATCGAAAATATTTATGAAAATAAGAAGCTAATAGAATGAAAATACTACACTTAACGCTTAAAAAGAAATGGTTCGACATGATCACGAGTGGCGAGAAAAAAGAAGAATATCGAGAAATTAAAGATTACTGGGTTAAGCGACTACATAAAGAATACGATTCTATTTTGTTTAGGAATGGCTATAGTAAGAATGCACCTAGAGTTTTAGTTGAATACAATGAATTAATCAAAGGGTTTGGGAATAAATCTTGGGGCGCTCCTGATGAAAAAGTTTATATTTTAAAGCTCGGTGAAATAATTAAAAAATGACAACAACTAAACCAAACAACACAGAAGAATTCAGAAAAGCTTGTTTACGCCGTCACTACGAGAACATGACATACGGTACAGCAAGAAGATTACTATCCGAATTATCGAATAAAGGCAAAGAAACAGCTAAGTCTAAACGTTTCAAAAAGAGAATTAACTATGCAAAAGGGTATGAATTCTTAAAATAATACTTGCATTCGCGAAAAGGAGTATATATACTTATCTGAAATCAAAGAAGGAAAGTAAATGGCTATTAACAACAAGTTAAAAAAATTAAGAATCGATAGCGGAATGAGTCAAAGAGACTTGGCTTACAAAGCCGGTATTAGCCTATCAACTGCTCACAATGCAGAGCAAGAAAATAATCATATTCGACTAAAAACAGCTTACAAAATCAGTGATGTATTTAAGCTTGACGTTAAAGAAATATGGGAGTGGAAATGAACAGACTAATACCGATAACAATTATAGTTCCTGTCGAAAAGTTGGGATTATCTGACAAATTAAGCGAAGGTTATCACGATAACGAGGATTTGTTTGAGTTAACAATTGATGTTCCGTTTGACCATTTGATTCTTCATTATAACTGCGATATTGAACACGGTGACAGACACACGCAGGCAGGGATAACAATAAATCACAAGAGCGCACCAAGGGTTATAGGTTTGGAATATGATGTTATTGATTTTGATGAGAGTATCCTTGATGAGGTTATTATTGAAATAATACGTGGTGAAGAATGAAAAAATCAACTAAAGAAGATATTCAATTTTGGATAGCTATTGCATTTATTATCATAGCTATGTCTTGTATGGGTTATATGGAGGGTTTGTAAGTGAGTGAAACAACCGAACATGAAAATAATATTGCACTGGCTTGGTATGAAGGTAAATATACACAAGAACAGGCTCAAGTATCATGTGAATTACAAGGTATTAATTTTGAAAACGTTGTGAATGAATATGGCAGATTGTACGAGTCAGATCAAACAAACTCATCTACAGACCACTTATTAAACAATATATTAAATATCGAAGATAGGTATTATCATGGATCTAACTAAGCTATCAGAACCACTAAAAATAGATCAGATTGAGTTTAGATTACAATCTATCAATAGGGGTGGTTACGCAACAATTCTAGCTTATAAAGATGCTAGATGTGATATGCAAAGGCTAGATGAGGTATGTACTCCTTTATATTGGAAGCGCGAGCATTCAAGGGACAATCGAAACTGCACTATATCTATCTACAGCCAAGAGATTAAAGAGTGGGTAGGTAAAGAAGATACTGGAACTGAAAGTAACGCTGAGGCTGAAAAAGGACTTGCTAGCGACTCGTTTAAGCGTTCTGGATTTAACTGGGGCATAGGTCGTGAGCTTTATGATTATCCAGTGATATCTATACCTTTGAGGGGTGGTGGAAATTCTCCGCAAGGGTGTGAATGGTACTTAAATGAAAAGAAAAAAGATCGCTACGGCAACCCATCTCCTATGCCTGGTTATGATCTAAGATTGAAAAGCTGGATGTGGTATTCAGAATTTGAAGGCGGCAAATTGTCGTATTTATCAGCCGTTAGCAAAAATGGTGATGAATATATCAACAGGTTCTCATGGGGCCATAAAAAACAAGGTGAAAAGAAATGAGCATTGTGTTATTTAAAGAAATAACAACAGAAAAAGCATTGTCTGATCTTGAGGAAAAAGCATCTAAGTATGACGGTCTCTATGTTGAAATGGAAAACAAAGAAGAGCGTAAGTTTGTAAAAGATCATGCGTCTCTAATAAATGGATTGCTAAAAAAAGTCGATAGAGCAAGGATTGATATAAAGAAAGAATATGGAGTAATGGTAGAAGATGAAGCTTTATTGATAAAAAATAGGTTAGAAGAGGCGAACAAGCCTTTCACATTGTTGATCAGTGAATATAAAATTGTCCGAGAAAAGCAGTTAGCAAAAGAAAAAGAAATTCAAGCTGCAAAGGATTTAGCCGCAGAAATGCCTATAATGCACGAAGAAGCTATATCAATGAACGAACTGCATGATTTCAAAATACAGCAAGAAATCAACATACAAAAAGAACGAGACGATGAAATCGCTAGACAAGCAAGGCTAGAATCTGAGAAAAAAGCAGAACAGGCTGAGCTGGATAAAATACAAGCTCAAAAACAGGCTAAAGCAGATGCGGAACAAGCTATAATTGATGCTGAAAAAGCCGAACAGCGTAGGTTAAAAGATATTGAACTCGCAGCCAAGCAAGCAAAGCAAGCTGAAATTTTACGTCAAGAGCAAGAAAAAGAAGCAGAAGAAGAAAAATTACGCAAGCTTGAAGCGAACAAAAAGCACGTTGGCAAGGTTCGCGGTGAAATAAAAGAACACTTAATTAAGTCTTGCGGTCTAGATAACGACTTAGCTAAGAAGGTTGTCATTGCTTTAACTAAAACCGATAGAGTAACTATTAACTACTAGGTAACTTATGAGTAAGCTGAAATGGAAACAAAATCAGAACAATCGAAACAATAAGTTTTACGATGATTATATTAACAAGCAGTTCAATTTATTTTTAAAAAAACATGTAGAGGCTATAAATGGCAAATGATTTAAACAGATGCGAATTCATAGGAAATGTGGGAACGGTTGAAACAAGATTTACTCCTGACGGTAAGGCTATAACAAGTTTATCTATTGCATCAAATGAAAGCTGGAAGGGTAGAGACGGTAAGAAGGTCGAAAAATGCAACTGGATACCAGTGACCATGTTTGGCAAGCTAGCTGAAATATCTCAAAAATATGTAAAAAAAGGAGACAAGATCTACATTGCTGGAAAATTCACGGTTGAAAAGTATCAAGATAAAAACACAGGGCAGGATAAATATTCTACAAAGATTGTCGTTGATGCATTTAACGGTGAGATGCAAATGTTAGGAAGTAAGACTGATAGAAATCAAAGCGGAAAACCTGCACAGCAACAAAGCCAATCATCAGAAAGCATTCAATATCAAAACGATGCAAACAGAGCACAACAACAGCCAGTTGATTTTAACAACTCTTTCGATGACGATATTCCTTTTTGACATGAAACCGATAGAAAGAATAGCTCAATTACACGCGCTTGGAAAAAAATACGCAAAAGCAAAATCTGAGTATGAATACCTTAACGATTTTAGAAAATGCAAGATAGCAATGTTAAAAACAAAATACTCTCTAGAAAACCCAACATGGTCCAATGTTAAGTGCGATGATGCTGCTAGGTGTGATAAAGAATATTTAGAGGTTCTTGAAGGAAGAAAAGAGGCAGAAGAAATAAGCATAGCAGCCTTTTGGGAACTTAAAACGTCACATGCTGGTATCAACGTGTGGCAAACCCAAAGAGCAGACGAGCGAGCAGATTTAAAGATGCAATCGTCACTGACTTAAACTATAAGGAATAGAAATGTCGGACATTAAAAAAATAAATACTTATTTTTATCTATATAACATCGAGCTTGCTTTTAGATCGATTTATCATGCTCCAGATATAGGTGATGAGGTAAAACTTAAGACAGGTGTTTATGTTGTAGTGCAAAAGGTCTGGTTATACGATGACGAAACGCACTATTGCCAGTATTTAAATGTAGGAATCAAGCCAGTATAACTATAAGGAATAAACAAAATGAAAGGTAAAATAACTATATCGTCACCAACTTGCGGAAATAGCGATAAGTGTGTACAAATACAAATAAAGGATCAAGCGTCAAGGATTAGATTTGTGGATGTTAAAATATCATATGAGACATTTGCACGTGCGCTTATGGGTCTTTCTGAGCAAAGCTGTGATCTAACTGTTAGAGGTATTGATCATGTAGGTAAAAACAAAATAACTGAACCATTCTCTTTTCAGGTGGACGCTGATATTTTTAAACGAAAAGATCTAGCTATAAAAAGATGTGAAGAACTTGATTTAATGGGTTGCTGGATATACAGTAAATATTTTGATTCTCAAAGTTCTTTTACAATCAATGAGCGAGGCGAAACAATTGCACACACCACTAGATACAGGTTTGAGGAATAAAAGAGAGTTAATCAAATGAGAATATTAGATTTAATACTTATTATCTGCTTAATCGGATTAGTGTTGACGGCATTTATAAACAAACGTAATTATGAATTTGCTATTGATAAACTAAAAAAAGGTCAGCCTGAGATATTATGCAATAAACAAGGATTAGTACACAAAACAAGCGTTTATCAAGTAAAGAAAAAACAAATATTAATTAGGTGTGAATAATGGGTGATTTATGAAAGTTAAATTTATAACAGCGATACGTGAAGGCAATTACTCTTTTCGCTCTACCGATCCAGAGTTTTACAAAGAGGTTGTTTTGGAGCATCCACCAGTAAATGGTGTTTGGTATTGTGATAGCGAAGAATGGGAAGTTGAAGCAGAAAGCATATCATACAACGTTGATTCAGGTGAATATCAGGTTGGAGTTGAGCAGGGTATCCTTTGCGGTATCACCAACAATGATGGTAGTGGTGATGAATTGTCAATGGATGAAGCGGTTAAAGAATACCAGAGGATTGGCTGGACATTATCACGATGGGTTAAGCGTCAGGATGATGGATCGCTAAAAGATGTTGCAAATTTGAGAAATTAATAATGGATAAAATATACACAGTAGAGCAGCAAGATAAAGTGTCCAGACTAATAGAAAGCATTAGATTTCATGCTAACAGAGTAACACTTTTAAGAAATGACATAGTAAAAGACAGAAATATGTTGCAAGAAAAATGTGATGACTTGATGAATTACGTTGATAGCGTAGAAAAGGAAATTAACAATGGATAACATAGATAATATACACTTTTTCGAGAATAAAGACTTTAATCCTAAAGTTGATAATATGGTCGTATTGTTCTATGGGGGGGTAATTATAAGAGATACTTTAACTCTCGACACGGCTATTATCAATGCTAATATTAAAGCCCATAAAATTATATCTAAACTGGTTAAAGGCGATTAAATGAATGGTTCACCAAACAAGCGACAAAAGCACTGGCACACATGGTTAAGGTCTTATGGATGCTCATGTCAAGACCAAATGAGTTCAGGTGATAACGCGATACATCATATCGCTGGGGCGAAGGCAAAACTAAAAGGCGTTAAAAAGTTTGGTGAATGGTACGTTATATGCCTGTCTTATTGGTGTCACCAAGATGGCAGAAATTCGGCAGCTAGGCACGTAAATAAACACCAGTTTGAGATGGAGTACGGTAAAGAGAAAGACTTATTCATTGAGCGAGTGCAGTTATATAAATCAATTCATGGATACTTGCCAATGGATAAAGAAGAATATCAAATAATAGTGGATAGAGCATGAGCTTGCATAGATGGGATGCCAAAAGAGACGCTAACGAGCCTGAAATAGTTAAAGTTTTTGAAAGTTACGGTTTTAGCGTTTGCAGATTAGATACTCCGTTAGATCTTATTGTTGGATTTGATAAGCGCAATTTTTTAATAGAAATAAAAATGCCAGGCAAAGGTTTAAATGAAAATCAAAAAAAATTTACTCGCAATTGGAAAGGTCAGTTTATTATTATTGATTCAGTAGAGCAGGCCATGGGATTTTGTTTTTCAGTGAAAAATGAAGTGTCTAACGCAAGCAAAGATATCACAAAGAGAAGTTAAATGAAATAACCGTTGACAAGTTACCGGTCACATGCGATAATAGGTTCAAGTTAAGAGAAAGACAAAAACAACCAGAGATAAAAATGAAAGACTTCAATATTCAACAGCTTAAAGACGCAATGATTGAGTTATATAACAAAAAGGATGATGCTAGCGGTGCAGCTTATAGATTAGCATTTGATATGCTTGAATCAAAAATGGATGATGATGATTTTGATCAATTTTTAGACGCATATAACATATGACAGCTAAAACAGAAGCACAAAGACAAAAAACCAGCCGAAAGCGGAAGCTAGACGCTGGCTTGGTTCGCAAAGAATACTGGGCGACTCCAGAAAATCACGAATTACTTAGAGCGAGGTTAAAAGAATTAAATGAATATCAAAAGCTAAGATTTTAGCTAATTGAACACCTCGAAAAGATGAGCAGACGAATATCAAACAGTGATCATAGTTTCGGATTTAGGTCTGCTATATTTAGTGCTGATGAGTTTTTAGCCAACAAAAATAAACAACATTATGAACGATGACAAGCTAAGCTTAAACGGCTGCGGCGGAATAACTAGACGGGCTAGCAAAGAAGAGCTTCTTCAAGAAAGAGTTAAAGATCTAGAATCACACCTAAAACTATATCTAGACATTTTAGCAACAAAAAAGGGAACTGATGCAGAGTATATTAACTGGCTTAATAAAGCAGAGGAACTGTTAAAATGAGTGAAGGCTTTAGACACAATAAAGGTAAATCAGAAATATCTTTAGTATTAGAAGCTGCTCACGCTATGAACGGGGTATCTAAAGTACTGACTTTCGGAAAGGGTAAATATTCCCGTGGAAACTGGCGGAAAGGAATGGACTTATTTTTTATGAGATCTAACAAAGGAGAATAAAGTGTTAATACATTGCTGTGAATGCAATAAAAAGGTTGAAGCAAGGCTGACTGATGGAGAGGAAATATACCCAAACAGAAGAGATTTGTCGGTTCTGCCGTTTTGGGTGTGTGACGAATGTAAAGGCTATGTTGGATGCCATCACAAGACAAAAAACAGGACTAATCCTCTGGGCTGTATAGCTAATCAAGAAATGAGAAAAGCAAGAATTGAGATACATAAAATATTAGATCCGTTATGGAAAGGCGATAAACCAAAACGAAAATCAATATACTCAAAAATAACTAGTCATATAGGATGGAAGTATCACACAAGTCAAATAAGAACAATTGAAGAGGCTAGAGAGATTTATCGATTTATTAGAGATTTATCGCTAAATTGCAAACAAACACCTAACAAAGTATAATAAACACCAAATAAACAACGGTTAATCAAATGACAATATCATGTTTACAATCACCCGGACACATAAAGGGTGGGAAATCTCAAAAATCAATAGCTCTGAAATCGCGCTATTTAAAGAGATTAAATCACTGACAGAAGCTATTGCAATCGCAAAGGCTAATGGTTTGATATTGTCAGAAGTTAAAGAGAAGAAAGTTGCATAATGAAGATAGAAAGCGAACTGTACTAACGATAGACGAAAGCCATAAAGGGATACTATTATTTATTTTAATACTATCGGTATTCGGATTAATAACCCTTGTTTGGCTTACCATATCATTAAACTCACTTAGAGATAACTTTAAGGAGGCAAAAACAGAGGTTAGGATTCTTCAAATGCACGTACAAGATCAAAACGCCATCTTAATCAGACAAGGAATAATTAATCCGGGAGATTTAACAACCGGACCGACTAACCAAGACAAGGTAAAAACTAATGAGCGCAATTCGCTGTAAAATCATATTATGCGGACAGGAAACCGCTTCGCTGTCAGAAGCTCCAACCGCTTTAATCGATGAGGTTGAGAAAGATTCATCATTAGCTAATGCTATAATCTTAGCCCAAGATGATTACGCTGCAAAAATGAAAAAACTATTAAGCGAACTAACCAATGGTAAACGATAAAGGAAAGCTGGTGTGGTCCACACCTCTAATATTATTCACTCTAGGGCATTTGGCAACAATATTCACAACGTACGGAACTATGACGTACGAAATGAAGAGCTTTAACAGGTCTTTGAACGCGGTAGTGTCAGAGTTAAAGATGACAAACGAAATAGTCTCGACGCTAAAAGAGGATGATATCAGGTACAAAATGCAGCAAGATTACATTCTCAATAGGATTGAGAAAATAGAATCTAAGATCAAATGAAAATAAGCGCTAAAGAGCAAATAAAATTTGACGAAGGTTTCAGCGGCAATGTCTATCAATGCACTGAGGGAAAAAACACCATCGGATACGGAAGAAATCTTGATAATAACCCACTAACAAAAAAAGAAGCTGAGCATTTGCTTGATAACGATTTAAAGCGAGTAGCAAAACAGGCGATGAGGTTTAGCTTTTACAAGAATCTAGATGCTGATCGAAGGGCTGTAGTCATAAACATGATCTTTCAGCTTGGATTGAAAGGGTTTGAAGGGTTTAAAAAGCTTATAGGTGCGCTTGATAACAGAGATTACGGCAGAGCCTATACTGAAATGTTAGATTCAAAATGGAGTCAGCAAACACCAGAGCGAGCACAACGACTAGCTAAAATAATGAGAGGTTTTTAATATGAGTTATTGGATTTTAAAAAAAGCAAAAAAACCAAGGTTAAAATACCTTGGTGTGGGAGGGTCTTTTGATTTTAATATTGGATCTAGTTATTGCAGAGATAATAGCGGGATTTGGTGGGAGTATTTATGAAAGATTCAACAGAAGAAACGGCAGGCGAAGGCATTAATCACGACTTTGGCGAATGTATTTTGTTTATGACAGAAGAAGAACGCCAAGAGACGATCGACAATCTTGAAAAAGACAAACAGCCAGCAAGCCCATCAGTAAAGGACATTATTGATTTTTATAAACCACAAAAACAAATGCCTTTCGAACCACCTTGTATGTTCGACGGAGTTGATAAAACCAAAGTTATGGGTTTAGCTTGTCCATGCCCTAAATGTTCGCCCAGGTGTTAAAATTATGATTAAATGGCTACAAAAAGAATGGAAAGCAATAAAAACATCTAAAACTATTAGAATGTCATATATAAAAGTGATCGCTGGAATAGTTTCAGTATTACTCGCGGTATCTGGTTATTTTGAAGGTTCAATTGATCCTATGTGGTTCGGTGTTGGTGTGACCATTCTAGGCATGGCTGACAATAAACTCAGAAAGCTCACTCGAAAACCGCTGGATGATAAATAATGGGCTTTATATCTAAGCTATTCTCAAGTGCTAAGAATTACTTAGTAGTTGCGTTATCAGCAATAACAGGAATACTGTTTTTTTGGTTAAAGCTCAAGGATAGAGAAATAGAGCAGCTAGAAGAAGAGGTTGAACTGGCTCACAGGGAAAAAGTAATTGATAACATGATAGAAGTCGCTGAGACTCAAGCAGAAGCCCTCGAAGATGAAGAACTAAAAAACATCAATGAAAACGACTGGCGTAAACACATATGAAGTATTTAATATTACTACTGTTACTAACTGGATGCGGTCAAACTAAGTACCGAGTAATTCATAAGCCTTTAGCTATACCATCTCAATGTAATTTCGATAAATTCACAGAAGAAGAAAAAAATTCCATGACTCAGGATGTCGGCATGAAAATCTACACCAATCAAGAAGGGTGCAGAATAAGGCAAGATAGGATTGAATACCTGATTAAAACACACAACGAAGCCCATAAAAACAACTAGCATAATAGAACAGAGTTTAGTATTATTGGTTTTCCTGCTCAGTGTGATTAAGTCGTATTGAGTAAAGAGATAGTTTTCCCCTTCATTTTTCTATCTCGACTAAGCCCCTTAATTGGGGCTTTTTTATGCGCGCAATAGCAATGATTTGCTATAAGTGGTAAAATAAATCTGTTAATTTTATATAAAAGGAGTATAAAAACATGAAAATATTAATATTTATTATAGCTAGTTTTTTTGTCAATTCAGCATTATCATCAGATATAACTAGGAGAGGATCAGGCTCACTAACTTATGACGTTTTGAGCAATACCCCAGCAGCTATTTACGATGGTTATGGTATTATAACATTTGATTATCTAGGTCATAAAGTAGTTGCAATACAAGCTAACAATAGTCGTTACCACACGGAATTTTGTGACCAGATAAACAAAAATAATGAAATCGGTCAGCAATGCACATCTTATGATCCAGAGCCTATTTTCGCAGAATGGGATGCAGCGCAGGGCGCAGGTAATGTTACCCTCGGAGCTGTGCTAACAAATGCTGAGGCAAAACAATATCAAGCGCACTGGTTCTATCAAGTATATGTAGCAAATGACTTAAACAGCTTATATAACGAATTAGTCGCAGATTTAACACTAACAGATTCTCAAAGGCGCGAAAGGTATTTCGGATCTTGCAGAGCTTATGAGTTTGATGATGCTAATTGTGCCAGCTTCGTAACTATTAGATTCGATACAGGGCGAAGACCTAGAGCGAATGAAATGCTAATGACAAAAGTTCCCGGTAGGTTTAAGAAAATGATTGAAGAAATGAATCAAATTATCATAGAGTAATAAATGGCAATAACCTACTCAGCAGGTGCAGGAACGACGATAACATCGTTTTTGGTTACGCAAGCGCTTGGATCTCAAACACAGCAGACCGGAAATAATACAATCGTATTAGACAATATCCCGTCTTTAGCCACTGGCTACGGTGGAAATGTAGGGGTCGGGACTTTAGGAATAGGTGATAGCTACTTAGGCAGGAGAATAATGATCGGTCGAGGTGGTACGATCCAAGAAAGGATCGTTATTTCAGATGCGGCTGGAACAGGAAGCACGAGAATATTAACCATTCATGAAGACTGGGACACTAATCCCGTAGCCACTACTGATACAGTGGATGTTTATTACGAATACGCCGACATTGAAGAGGGCGGTACAGGTGGCGGTATATCTTTTGCAACTCGCACAGGCTTGTGGACACTTACTAGGATCATAACAATAGGGAACGGAACTAATCCAGCAGGCCTAGAAATGCACGGCGGGCAGGCTCTAGAGTGCGCTGACAGGGGGGCGGCAGATTCTTTTCTTGTATCGAATAACGGCTTTTTTAGATCAGGTTACTACTCAGGTGGGCTGCCAATTTCAGGTGGTGTAATAACTTTAACGGCCGCAACCAATGATGAACCTGCCCAGTCATTCGCCGCTGGTTCGGACTCTTCATTTTTAGATACGCTAATCTGGGCCCAAGTAGCAACACTTAGTCAAATAAGCAATACATCCGCCAAAGTTGTTTATGATAAAACAAAGCTATTGCAGGCTACTGAAGAATGCGAACTTTACGGCGACACGATAACTGATTTAAGTATATCCGGTCTCGGCGCATCAACTGAGGTCGTAAGAGTTGATTCATCAACAACATGTGATGCGCTTGTCTTGGTTGATATTCAAGCGCTAGACACGGCGGCAAATACGACCACTGAAACTATCACTTTATCCGGCGTAGTATTCTCAGGAGTTTCTGGATTTGTCGATGTAAGACAAAACAAAACGTGGAACTTGATTGATCCAACGTGGTCAGTAACAACTTATACAGAATTAACATGGACTGGTACAAGCACTTTAAATGAATTAAATGATAAGCGCTCTGTAAAACCAGTTGTGCAAGAAGCTGACGGTACTAAATTACAAAATGCTTTAATAAATATTTACGAACATAATGTATTAGCTGATCTAGTTTTAGAAGATACCACCGATATCAATGGTGAGGTAGACAATTCATTCATTTACAAAAAACACGCTACCAACTCGGTTACAACAACATATGGAGGCCATGCCCTGCAAGCTGGAAAATGGCTGTATTCTCCTTTTGTTGCCGCCCAAACCTCAACGAGTAACTTTTCTGGTGCGATAGTCCTAAGCCCTGATAATAATATAGTTCAAACCACACAAGCAACGGCTCTAACAGATGGGTCAGGAATTACATGGAGTGAGCCAACTAACCCGACAGAATTAATTGATTTTACGCTAGGCTCTGGAACTTTAGCTGTTGGAATGATTTTAACCTTTTCACCATCCGGCGCAGTTGGCACACTAAGAGAATCAGCAAGCGGTGATAGCGTATCTGGTGAACTGTATTTAGATACGAGAGACGCTACTGCGATAGGTGCAACTGATACATTCAGTCGAACAGGCGGCACAGCAGGAACTTTCTCAGGCACTTACACTAACGGAACAAAGCAACCTTTCTCAATATCGATTAACGGAAACGCTAAAAGCTTGCAAACAGAATACGATTATCTAGCCGCAAAGCAGAACGAAACAACCCTTTCAGCAGACGGTGAATTAATTTGGGAGTGGTGTAGAAGCGCGCAAACTCAACCGCTTTATGCTACCGGATCAAGCTTTTACACAGAGCGTAGCAACTCCAAAGGTATTTACGTGTATAATAGAGGCGCTGGAACTCTTGATTATTTAACGGATGATGCTGGTGTTCAATGGATACCGCCAAGCTCTACAACTTTTCAGGTCACTGTAAAAAATGGCACTACCGCATTATCCGGTGTTAGTGTAAGATTTGAAGAAACCAACGGCGACGATATAACGGACGGAACAACTAACGCGAGCGGGGTATTTAGTTATGCCGACACGCTAGGAAATAGAACGATTAACGCAATAGTAAGAAAGAAAGGTTACAAATACCAAGAATTTAATATCACAGTTACAGGTGATTTTGACATACCTGTTTCATTTATTCGAGATACATCGGTTAATATAATTTAGGAGTAAATATCATGGCAGTGTCGGACGATTGGCAGTTAGACTATACAGGCGCAAGCTCTGGAACTGTACCAGTATTACAGCACATTGATGGTCGGGTAAATTACGACACCTTGACGGGTAATGCTCCGTCTCTTGGTGATTATATTATTTTCGCAAATTCAGGCGTTACGGCGAAGGTCATCGGTGGTGATGATTTAGGTGGAACGACAGCAACCGGCTATCTTGATTTAACTAATGTGACAGGACTGATTGAAGACAATGATCCGTTTGAAGTTCTTTCCACATTAGGGTTTGATACCGTGACTAATGGAGGGTTTGTTATAGGAGAAACAATTACAGGCCCCACGACTGAATCAATAACAGTTAGGGCGATTGAGTACAATATGACTACAACGCAGGGCGCTGGAACTATTTATGGTGATACGGTTACTGCTGGTTATTTAAATAATGATGCTCTGAGCAATGATGGGGGAACAACAACCGTTTCATTAGCTACTGGTGTCGAAGTAGATAACTCGGGCGTTGTTACTACTGGACAAACCGCAGGCCAATTATCTCCACCTGGAGCAGCTAACACAAATAACGCGGCAATCATTCATTATGATGGTGGAACAATAGAGATTCCTCACGAAGCAAATATTTCTGATGCGGTAACTGGCGCAAAAGGAAAAAATCAAAGAGTTTATGGGGATGTATCTACTGGCTCAATTTACGTGATAAATTCAGACACTACCGGCGGCGCATGGACTGACAACAACACAATTAATATTGAGGATGTTGTTTTCTATAATACGCTTGTTTCAGGAAAAGTGTGGGCGATCGGAGATGTCCTAAGGGGTGCTACATCACTTGTGGAAGGTCGAGTTATTGGAATTATAGTTGACACCTCAACCACCGGCAAATTAATACTTGCTGGCAAGTCTGGAACATTTACCGATTTAGAAGATTTGGATAGATTGCTGGCTGATGATACTTACGAAAATGTTGCGGCGGTTAATGGATTGACGGCTATACTGGCAGCGGCAACGCTAAACATTCCAGCGGCAACACCAATCATCACAACTCAAAGAGCAGACGAAGGGGGGATCTATGGGTCGGGGTCATTAAATATCATTCGAGACTGGGTTGAAATGTATTCTTATGTTAAGGGTATCATGGACGACACTTTGCAGTTAGATGATAAACAATCTTTAGATGGTCAGGTAAAAGATGTAGCTTACACAGTTTTAGATCCGTGGAAAATACCTCATTTATCTCAAAGATCATTAATGAATGGGGGGTCTCAAGATGAGGCAGCAAATAACATATTTGTAAATATTCAATCTGCTGGCTCGATGTTTGGAGTTGGCAATCATGGGTTTTTAACTGACGCTACCAACCCTACTCCGCAACCTGATTTATACATCGAGCAAGATGGCAGTGTAATACCGCAGTACTGGCTTAAGGGTCATATTAATACTTTAGTATTGAAAAAAACTAATCGTGATCCGCAGTACATAGACGGAACTGTGGACGGGTTAGGTCAGTTAATTGATGGCGGTAATATTTCTGTTCATAACCACGAATATTTGAGGACTTACGCATCGGCTGACAATGCCACTACAAATGCAACGGTAGCGCCTGTGTTCCTTCAAACTATCGATGACTCAGGAAATGATACTGGACAATACCAGTTTGCTTATAATACGGGGTCGGGATCATTTACCGTTGGCGAAGAGATAACCTCAGGTTCAGGCAACACTCTAAAAGTTGGAATTGTTACTGCAGATTCAGGGACAACGACAGGGAATGTCGATTATGTGCTCAAAACGGGAACTGATTTTATAGCCACCGATGTTATAACTGGTGAAGTTTCAGGAAAAAGCGCTACTTTAACTGGCACAGTAGTTAATCTAGTTGCTGGATATGGAACTGATATTAAAATCATGACAGTACAGCGTCAATTTACAGGCGGTACAACCACAGTGGCAACTTACATACTTGGGGAGTTAATAACTCAAACCGGATCAGGTGCAACCGGTTATTTTATGGAGGATGACGGCGGTACTATTTATATTGAGGAAGTTTCTGGAACATTCAATGGTACTGGATTATTGACTGGTGGATCGTCCGGCGCTTTAAATACTCCGACAGCAACTTTAACAGCGACCACTATACCTAAAGACATAGGTGATGGTGCGGATAATGATTATGTTGCAGTAGGAACAGCAAACCTTACTGATGCTAGCGCGCAAAGCACTAAAAATTGCTATGAATGGACGAAGTTTCTGGATAGGAAGGAATCGGTTATTGAAATAGACGGAATAGGAACAGGTGCGACAACGACACAAGGTAGATTTTTCAGAAAGTTTAAATCAACCTATGGAACGGCTAATAATTGCCCTCATGGTTCATTTGCATCTCCTAAATTGTTTGCAGCTCAAGGATTGTTTTGGGAAAAATCAACACTAGCAGCGGCAAACCTACAGGACGTACAACTTATCGATGATGTTGGAGTAACGGAAGATCCGCCAAATGTTCAAACCATTCAAATGACAGGATTAGCAGCGGGCTATGGCGCTGGATTATTTAGAGCAACAGGCGCAGTAGGTTCAGGGTCTAAAGATATTTATTCTACCCAATATACCATTGGCGCTGGAAATGCTGCTGTAAATACGGTGATTGTACTTGCTGCAGGTGGCGAACCGGTTTCACCAACAGCAAAAGACGTACCAGATAGCGGCGTGCTTAAATGTGAAAACCCCAACTTGCCTCTTGATTTCCTAAGTTTCCCTTATAGTTCAGTTAATCGAACAACTAACACTTACACTTTAACATCCGGAACTATTGGCGATGTAACTGGAGGTTCTGCTCTAACATCAACAGATGATGCTTTTGTGGCATTTAACCTAGAGGTTGCAGTCGGTTCATCGGTTAGTAATCAGGTCGAATATGTAGCTGATTTTCCAATCGTTGGAATTGCACGAATAAAAGGCAAAAAAGCAGATTCATTCACCGGCGACTTTACTGCGACAGGTGGCTCAATAGGTGCGGTATTCAACACCGATCCAGCGGTAAATCTACCTTAAAATGACAGAGCTAACGGGAATATCATATACTCTAGTAACCTCGCCGCGCATAGCAGAGAGTCCGGTTGGAGTTAATGAGGTTACAGTACAAGATGCTCTCGACACATTGAGCGCGAAACAGGACGATATCGACGTTATTGGGGCAACCCCGGGAGTTGATAACACTGTACTTGTTTCAGGCTCAGGAAAGGACGATTTAGGCGGGGGCACAACGGTTGGAATAACATCGACTTTTGATAACCTTCAATGGTCATTTGCTTCTGATTACACCGCAACACAATCAGGCACAGCTACCGCCATCGGCACTCAAGCATTAGAAGATTTATCTGCATCGTTTGTTACCAATCAAGTAAAGCGAGGTGCTGCAATTATTAATTATGATGATAGAAGCGTTTCAGAAGTACTTAGTGTAATTGACGAAAACAATCTAACACATAGAGCCTTGCAAAACGGCATAGCAAATGATTGGACAATCGGCGATAACTACACTATTCATAACATTATTCAAAAAAATATGTCAGGTGGTAATCAGGTAGCTGTTGACGATTTAGGTGCAACAATCAGCCCGGTATATCCAACCGCATTCACTCAAGTTGTACTAACCGCTTCAAGCTCTGCGACAGCAACCAGTCAAGAAGCTCTTGAAGCAGGATTATTTTTCAAAGGTGTAACAATAGACAATACGACAGGTATAGAAAGCTCAACCGGATTAGCAGGAACGCTAGCCACACCATGCAAAAATGACACATTTGCGGCTGGAGTTATAGCAATTAGAAAAATGAGAGATGTGTTTCTTATAGGAACAAACATCATAGCAGCCGATCACAGCGATGGAATAAAGTTCACAGGTGCTGACGCGCTTAAAAGTATTACCGTTTTAACCACGGGTGCTGTTTTAGATAATTGCACATTTACAAACCAAGTTGTTACTGGTGTAATGGACGGAAATATTTTAATAGTCGAAGCTATAACATCAAACTTATTTGATTTCACGGGCATTATCAAAGAGTCTGGAATACAAGACACGTTAGGTCTTGGAAATTCTGGAAATAACGGGGCAACATCGCTAACAGACGTATCTAGCGTTAAAAATATTTTATCAGGTCAGGATTATGCCGTCATCGATGCAGTGGCTACCGGCTCTACGGTGAATGGGGATAGGATGGCTGGTAACTTTAATATAATCAATAAAGCTGGAGCAGAAACATTTGATCTAACATTCACAAGCGGAACGCTACTAGTAGACTCATCAAACACTGCTGGCACAATAAAAGTGTTCGGCAAATGCGTGGTAACAGATAGCTCAGGAGTCGGTTGTGATGTACAAGATCTAACAGAAACTAAGATAATAGCCGACCTGGTCGCAGAAAATACAGCAATGAAATTAGAATTGGACGAAATGTATGCTCTACAAGGGCTAGATATCTCAAACCCTGTTACAGTAACAACAACTAATCGAACTTCCGGAACAATATCGCAAACTATCTCAGGCGATGGCGAGACAACCTCAACGGTCACACGCGATCCATGAGCACCTTATCGATAGTAACTAACGGATTGCTCAGTTCAGGCGCTGGCACGGTCATCATAGGCGGCGACAGAAAGGCAAATTTAATGCAAGCTTTAAACGCTTCATTATCACAGGCTTTAAGTGCAAATATAGCGCCAAATATGTTAACATCTAACAAACTAATCGCTTACTCAACAAGCATAAGCACTCAAACTTTAGAGGCTACAATATGTCAACAATAGTTACAGGTGATGACGTATCGCTACCCGTTACACTGAAGAAAGATGGCGCGACATTTATTATCAACGGAGGTGCAACCGTTAAAGCCTCACTAGTTAGCGAGAACAAAGACACCGTGCTCATTGCGCCAGTCACTGTGCTAGAGGCAAACCCAGGATCAGACTGGGCTAACAGCTTAGTTGTTGTTCAATTTACAAGCATAGAAACAGGCGCGCTAACAGCTTACAATCCATCACTGCTAGAAATACAGGTCGACGATAGCGGAAAATTAACGTGGTTCGCATCGATTAATGTTGATAGAGGCACAATAGACCAATAAACACTATCATGATACAATATCAATATGAATCTCCCAAAGCAACTTAAGCCGCAAGTAGTTTAGCGGCATCTTTTTATTATGAGTGATAACAAAGAATCCAACTTTCCCACGCAAGAGGTTAAAGAGCCTAAGAACTTGGGAGGTAGGCCTAGAATGTTTGATACGGCTGAGCAGCTTAAAGAGGCCATCGAAAAATACATCAACAACCCACCAACTAAAACCGTGATCATCAATGGCAATGCTATAGAGATCCCCCACTTAACAGTTACAAGAATGGCTTATGAGCTAGGGTTTACATCAAGATCTAGCCTTTACGAGTACAAAGAAGATCAACGGTTTACCGACATAATAAAAAGAGCTTGCCTCTATATTGAGTCCAATTACGAAGCAATGCTGCATAATCCAGGATGTACAGGAGCTATATTTGCTCTAAAAAATATGGGATGGAGCGATAAACACGATTTAATTTCTAGCGATGGATCAATGTCACCAAAATCATTCAATGACTTCTACAGCAAAGACTGAATCAAAGCCAAGCCTTAATCCAGCACTAAAAGACTTCTGGCAAACTAAGGCAGACAATAAAATACTTAAAGGTGGTCGAGCGTCTTCTAAAACATGGGACTGTGCAGGATTCGCCATATTCTTAGCATGTAACTACACTGTTAAATTCTTATGCGTTAGACAATTCCAAAACAAGATTAAAGAATCTGTCTATGCAAATCTAATCATCCAAATAGAGCGCTTCGGACTTCAAGACGAATTCAGTATATTAAAAACCGAAATAGTCCATAAGTATACCAAATCATCATTCCACTTTTACGGTATTCACAGAAACATAGCAGAGATAAAAGGCTTTGAGGGCGCTGATATATGCTGGATAGAAGAAGGGGAAGGATTAACTAAAGAACAATGGTCTATCATTGAGCCAACACTTAGAAACGATGGGGCAGAGTGCTGGATATTGTACAATCCAAGGTTGGTAAGTGATTTTGTCGAAACTTTTCATACCAGCGAAGGAACGATTGTTAGGCACATAAACTACGATGAAAACCCATTCCTTTCCGATACAATGCTTAGGAAAATCAACCGATTAAAAGAGCAGGACTATGAAGAATATGAACATATCTATTTGGGAGTGCCTAGAAAAGACGATGATAACGTCGTTATTAAGCGTTCACATATTGAAGCAGCAATTGATGCACATATTAAATTAGGGATAGCTCCTATTGGGAATAAGCAATCAGGGTTCGATGTTGCTGATAGCGGATCAGACTTATGTTCTCATGTCGTCGTACATGATATTGTTGCGGTATGGGGTGAACACTGGAAAGCTAAAGAGGACGAGTTGCTAGAATCTTGTACCAGGGTGTACAGCAAGGCGTTATCGTTTGATTCAGAAATAACTTACGACTCAATTGGTGTAGGTGCATCATGCGGCGCAAAGTTCAAAGAGCTGAACGACGAAAGGAAAACCGAACCTGGTTATAGAGAAATAAAATACAAAAAGTTTATCGCAGGCGCGGCAGTTGTTAATCCAGACGAATACTACGTTGATACTGATGAGGAAAAAATAACAAACAAAGACTTTTTCGAGAACTTAAAGGCTCAAGCATGGTGGTTGGTTGCTGAGAGGTTCAGAAATACTTATAACGCAGTTACTAAAGGACACGAGTTTAAAAAAAGTGAGTTAATTAGTATTAGCTCAGATATGCCAAACTTGTCAAACCTGATTACGGAATTATCAACACCTAGACGCAAATTTAGTAAGAAAGGTAAGGTTATGGTAGAATCTAAAGAAGATTTAGCAAAGCGCGATATACCTTCGCCGAACGATGCTGACGCATTTATCATGTGTTACGCCCCGCAAGAAGAGCAAGAATCATATGGATCGATATTTTAAAGGCTAATTATGTTTGGTTTATCAAAAAAAGAGAAAGACATTAGGCTCAATAATAAGTATCAAAAAGAGCTTAAGGATCTATTAATAAAAATTAACGCTAATAACAACACTCGCTCAGTCTACGCGCAGATGAGCGGTGGGTACGACAATAGCGATACTATCCACAACATTTATAACGACTTTGGATATCCAGACCAGTTACAATTTAGCAATTACTGGAATATGTATAGGCGGTTCGGCGTTGCGTCTGCGGTGGTCAATATCCCGCCTAATCTTTCTTGGTTAAAGCCTCCATCAATAGAATCAAGCGACAGATTCGAGAGAGAGTTTGAGGAATTAGTTAAAAACACTAACTTATGGAATCGACTAAAAGGGCTAGATAAAAGACAAAGAATTGGAAGGTACGCCGGTTTGTTTGTAGAGGTTGCTGATGGATTGATGCCCGAAGAAGAGATCGGAATGTTAAACAGTATTAGTCAGATAGTTAATCTAAAGCCAATTTACGAGGGTCAACTAATCGTAGACGCAACAGAAAGAAACCAAACATCTCCTAACTACGGACAGCCGATCATGTATGAGTTCAACCCGTCAGGCGATGGAGATAGAAACCGCGACGAGGCAATGACAAAAAAGATCCACCCATCGAGGTTGATTATAGCCGCAGAGGGTGCAGATGATGGCAGTATATACGGGATTAGCGCGCTAGAAAACATCTACAACGATTTAATGGACTTGCGAAAGATTAGTGGCGCAGGTGGTGAGGGGTTTTATCAAAACACTCGTAATGCGCCTGTGATAACCGCACAGGAAGGATTCAAAGCGCCAAGCACCACAGCAGAAAAAGAAGCGCTAGAAACTGAAATAGACGACTTTCTAGCAAAATGGCAAAGAAAGTTTGTGTCCAGGGGACTTGAGTTTAATTATCCAAATATTCGGCTAGACAGCCCTAAGGAGTTCGCCGAGGTTATATGGAACAATATATCGGCTGGTAGTGGAATATCTTCTAGCGAACTAAGAGGCGCTCAAACTGGCGTACTAGCAGGCGACAAGGATAATAAATCCACTATGGTTATGATCCAGTCTCGAAGAGAAAACTTCGTTAATGAATTAGTGACTGATGTGATTGACTGGTTTATTCGGTACGGCGTTTTAGAAAACACTCAATACGAAATAAATTGGGATGACATGACAGAGACATCGGAATCTGATCAGTGGGATTTGAATAATAAAAAAGCTGATGCATTCTCTAAATTAATTGATTCTTTGGGTAAGGTTGTTGGAGATGAGGTCGATATAGAGAAAGCATTTGAATTTATGGGATTTGAAGAGATTCCGTTAGATGTTTCTGAGATAGATGACACTGAAATAGATGAGGCGATGGATAATGGCGATATCGAGCAACCCGACCAAAACTAGGGGTATCGAGAAGGCATGGAATCGTGAAATAAATAAACGGTTTGCCGCGTTCAAAAAGTCAATACTTTCCGAATTTAAAGGGATAAATAGATTATTTGTCAATGAATTCAGCATTGATCCAAACTTACTATCAAATTACATAACATTTGTTCAAAGTGAGTTAGACAGGCTAATTGTAGGAAGCTGGCAAGAGGAATATCAAAGGCGTTCATATCAATTAGCAATCCAAAGATTATCGGCAGAACTTGAGAGAATAGTTCCAGTAACTACCTCTCCATCTCAGCTACTAGCCATCGTACCATCAACCATCAGCCCCGTTCATCAAGAAGCCCTAGGATTCCTTTATACTCGATCATTTGAGGCTTTGTCGGGACTTTCTCAGGAAATGACTAGAACGATGAGAAATATCCTATTTAACGGAGCGCAGGAGGGTAAGGGGATTGCCGAATTAACAAGAGAGATAACTAACCGCATAGGGGTAGGTAGAAGCCGGGCAAGATTGATCGCACAAACAGAAACAATACAAGCTTATCAAAGGGGAACGATCAATCAAGCAGACGTTGCTAGTGATTTTCTAGATGAGGAAATTAAAATGCGTTGGCTAACTAGAAGAGATAATAAGGTTAGACACCTACATGCAAGATGGCATGGCAGAATATTCTCAAGAGAGGACGCCTTTAAAAACATCAATATTAGCCCTTGGAATTGCCGCTGCGGGTTATCTCCTGTAATCAAAGAATCTGATACTGAAGCCAAGCGACAAAAATTCGACAGAGAAAGAAAGGAGTTAAGGGAGTTAGGCGAGCCTTAAGGCTTTGTTATAATGTCAATATAAGGTATACTAGTCACTGGCTCGTTGTGAAACGCCCTGTAATATATGAAAAAACTTTTATTTTGTACACATAAAGTAAATCGTGCCAACATAAAGCACGAAAGTAGAAAGGGGGTAGAGCATATCGTTCTAACCTCTTTTACCTTGCCTCCTAACATTGTAATGAATGGGGGTTTATATCCTACCGAGGAAAGGGACAAGTCCTTTGAGTCTCTCAATAGAACCCCTGTCACAGTTGAACATCCAGAAATAGATGGTGTTTACGTTTCTGCCAATGATCCAGAAATAGATTTTGATTTTAGGTTTGGCGCATTCAATGAGAACGCTCGAATAACCGATGATGATCGAATTGCTTTAGATAAAGTTATCAACGTACAGAAAGCACTTAAGACAGAGAAAGGAAAGCGACTCCTGGACAGGATTGAAGAGGTCGAGACTAACGATCAGGCTAGACCTATTCATACCAGTGTTGGTGTGTTCTTGGATATGGAAGAGGTTGAGCTTTCGACCAATGAAAGAGGTCAAGAGTACACTTGGGTCGCTAAGGATATGATTTTTGACCACGATGCAATACTGTTAGACAGCGTCGGAGCATCAACTCCAGATCAGGGGACTGGTATCGGAGTAAACAAAGAAGATATTAAAGTGGAACATTATGTTTGTGGCGAGAAGAAACGGAAAGTTAAAGCGGTTAACAATATAACCAATTCTGAGCTATCTTTTCACGAAATCGAGAGCAAGCTACATAAAAAAATTAATGAAGGATTAGTATCTTACGAAAATTGGACTATTTCAGTTTACGACAATTGGTTTGTTTATGAAACAAAACAAGGAGATTTATTCCAATCTAATTACACAATAGAAAAAGACGAAATCAATATTCAAGGTTCGCGTATACCGGTGGAGCGCGTAACCGAGTTTAAACCAATCAAAGCCGCCGAATCAAAAGAGGATAACGCTATGCGTGATACCATTATTGCTAAACTAGAAGAGTTAGGGATCGAGGTGAACGCCGAAATATCTGATTCTGATTTGATGGCAAAATACGACGAATCTTTAAAAATTAATAAAGACAAGTCAAAACCTGAGCTTTCTGACATTGTGGCTAACGCTGTTTCGGCAGCAATCAGCCCACTTAACGAAGAAATATCTAATCTAAAATCCACAATAACAGCAAATTCAGACAAGGAGCTTGATAAGCTAGCAATTTCGATTGTTAATTCTAAAAAGTATCCTAGTTTGGATGAGTCAGATATCAAGAGCCTCGGACTTGATAAAGCTAAGGCTATGGCAGCTAATTGCGGCGTTTCGCACGGCATCGGTAGCACGATGCATGTTAATGAAGAACCTGATACATTCATTAAAACGAATGTTGAAGATTTACCGGAATAAGGAGGCTAAACAATGGCTACCAAAGGTAAAAGAAGTATTTATGTAGGCCCAGCAGATCACGGTCATTCTGGTAAGCCTTTAAATGTTGAAGGCAAGGCGCTTAGCGCTGTTAGACCTGGGGCTTTATGCGCTCAGGCGGCAACCGGAATTAATGAGAACGCGCAAGCTGCTACAACTCTCGGCGCATCTTTATTAATCGCAGACAAAGACCAGCAACGAGGCAAAACGGTTGATGACGCTTGGACGATTAATGAAAACATGGTTGCTTTCCAGCTACGATCTGGAGAGATGGCTAATGCATTAGTTGCAACAGGTCAAAACATCACAGCAAGCGGCACACCGTTAAGCTCTAACGCTGATGGCACGTTAAAGATTGCTGTCACTCCCGCAACAGTTGGTGCAACCAGTGAAGAAATACTGGCATACGCCGATGAAATTATTAACACTGCGGCGGTAACGCTTGTACGTGTTGTAGCGGCTTAAGGAGGATTTTAGAATGATTTTTACAAAACCTTTAGTTGTAAATAGCAAGCCTGCACAACGCCAACTTAAAGAGCGTGACGCATTGCGAAGCTGTTTCAACATTAACGAAAAAAGATTCGCTCAAGAAATGCGAGCGCATGGGCTTAATGTCAATGCTGGCCGCATCCCTGATGAAGTTTTCAGAGAGTTTGACAATGTCACTGTTGAGCGAATGAAATTAGACGAGGGCGACGCATTTTTAAATGACTTGATGCCTATGTCTCGTTCATTACCAATCGGAAAGCTGACATTTGAAAATCGTAGAGCTTCTGACGCTGGAAACGTACAAACCTCTATGACTGGTCAAGTCGGCGTTAAGTTTGATAGTGTTGATTTCAGTGTTGAAGGTACGATTATCCCAGTACATGACAATGGGTATTCTCGAAACTGGCGTGAATTCTCTGCTAATCAATCAGAAGGATTCGATTCTTTGATTGATGATCAGCGAGAAAACGTTTCAGCGCATCGCAATCATTTGGCTGATACTTTCTTGGATGGTCATTTAGACAAGAACGGTCAAAATATAGTTGTCGATGGGCGATCATGGTCAGGCATGAGAAACTCCACAAAAGTGGCCCAGGTTGACTTTGGTATTGGCGGAGTTAACTTTGATTTTACTGATACCGCTCAAACACCTGATGCAATCAAGTTGGCATTCATCCAGGTTCGCGACATTATGCGACTAACTAACAAATGTAGTCATGATTTGACTTATTATATTAGTACCGAAATTGCCTCAAATTGGGAACGCAAATTCAGCACTCAATATGTTGGTGGAACTATCGCAGAAGAGTTGTTATCACTTCGCGGCGTTGGAGCTATCAAAGAATCTGATAAATTAGGTTCTGGCGCGGCAACGGCTGGTAACGAAATGATGGCTTTCCCTATGAATAGCTTAGTTAGGCCTCTTGTCGGAATGGGTATTTCAACAATGGCGCAGCCTAGGCAGATTTATAATGCAAATTATGATTTTGTTGTGGCTTCTGCGGTTGGTTGGGAAGTTCGAGATGATTTTTTTGGAAACACCTGTGCAATGTCAGGTAAGGACTAAGTTATGAGTAAATTTATAGTAGCACATCCTAAGCTTTACATGAACGTCGATGGTAAAATGGCTCATGTGAGTAAAGGCACAGAACTAGCAATGGACGACAAAGACGCTAAAAGCCTATTGTCTAAGGGTAAAATCTTAGCCAAAGGCTCAGGAAAAAAGGTTGATGTTGGCTCTAAAAAGAAAGGTGATAGCGCATCCTAGTGATGCGTTAGCTTATGGCTAGGGTTACCGATCCAGAAGTGAGGGCGATAATTCCTGATACTGATATCAGCGATTTGACCCCTTACATCACATCGGCTAGTTTGCTGGTTGACAGGGCTGCACTCACTGAGTGTGGAGCTAGCTTGTTACCAACTGAATTAGTAGAGGTTGAAAAATGGCTATCCGCTCATTATGCGGCTGTCAGTGACCCCAGTTTAGCTTTACAGTCTGAGAGATTCGAGAATGCGCAAAACGTATACTCGCGAGGAAAAAGCGATAAAGGCGGGATTCTATCGACTCAATACGGGCAAATGGCCAACACTATGTCCAATGGTTGTTTGATGGAAGCAGATTTGCAAACAGCTTCCTATTCTGCGTTAGGCGGCTGTTATGAGTAGATTTAGACTTCCTCAAACGGCCACTTATTGGACGCCATTAACTAATGATGGATTTGGTGGTAAAACCTGGGGCAACCCGGTAAAAATTAAAGCTAGAATTGCTAATCGAAATGAAGTTATGTTTGATAACGAAGGTAAACAAATAACAATCAATAAAGCGGTTTACAGCAAGGCAAATATTCCTATTGGATCTTACGTTGTCGAAGGCGATAGCACATTCAATAATAGCCCTGTTGATAACGCTTTCATGATTATTAAAAATGTTTCTAATCAATCAATGAGCGATATGTATATGGTGTTAGCGCAGTGATTAGAGGCAGAAGAGAAGTTCTAAGAAACCTAAACCGAGAGATACGAAATATCGAGGGCGATATCTCAAGAGGTCTGTTGGCGGCTGGTGTTTTCGTTGAGGGCGAATCTAATGAAATAGTTCCACACGATAAAGGCGTATTAATAAATTCATCCTTTGTTGATTTGCAGCGTAGCAGAGGCAGAGGTGCTGTCAGGGTAGGATATAACGCTAAGTACGCTGATTTTGTTCATGAAATGCCAGAGACTAACAATTTCAGCAAGCCAGGCACAAGCTCAGGGTTTTTGTGGAAAGCTGTATCAAGAAACGCTAGATTGATAGTAGAAATTATAAGATCAAGGGCTAGGTTTTGAATGCAGTTAGCTTTGATATAGCGACTTTGTTAAACGACAATGCTTTCGGCACACTTGGAACTGATTTGGCTGGGATGGCGTGGCTTGAAGGCGTGGACGAGCAAGTTTTAGTGTTAGACACTGGCAGTATCGATAGACCATTAGCTTTACAGTCAGAACAGCCAACGTTTCAAATACTGGCACGAGGCAAAAAGAAAGAGTCGCTCAAATTAGCTCACGATAAATTAAGGGCGATACACGAATTTTTATTACCGCTAAGCACGACAACGATTAATGGAGAGGATTATTTGAGCTTCTTTCCAATAAGCGCCCCAACCGGAATAGGTCGGGACAAAAACGACAGGGCGGTATTTACTGCTAATTATTCAACATTTAGAAACCCATTGTAGGAGGTCTACAAAATGGCATCAAATAATTTACAAGGTCGCACCCTGTTGTTAGAAATTTTTGACGGCGGTGTGTTTAAAGAGGTTGGCGGGATTAACACACGAGAATTCACGCGAGATAACCCAGTTTCAGACGTTACCAACCAATCTACGACAGGCAACGAGACAGAGGCTTGCTATGTTGGTTATTCGACTGTGACGCTGTCAGGTAGTGGCGTAGTTGATAAGCGCTCTAGCGGCACTTTAATTGCTTATAAAGCGCTGGCTACTATTGCGAATTCTAGCGACCCAACTGCTCGATTCAGACTGAGTGACGAATTAGAAACCCACGACGGGACTTTTAACATCACATCATTTGGTAAGACCGGCGAAGAACAAGACATAGTCCAATTCAGCATGAGCTTACAAAATTCTGGCGTAATAACATATTCATAGGAGTAAAATAAAATGGCTTTATTGTCTGTGCAAAAAGTAACCAAGGCAACTGGCGGGCTTACCCATACAGCGGCTGCTGCGGCTGGCGACACGTTCCCAAATGACGATCAAACATTCGTCCATGCGGTCAAATCGACGGTTGGCACAACCACAATTACAATTACTGCGGTTATTGATCCAGTTATTTCGCCTGTTGCTGGTAGTTTGACTGTTCCAGATGTTGTGATTACAGTTCCTGCAAGTGGCGATACGCATTTTAGCGTCCCTCAATCTCACACGTCGAACGGTATAGTCAGCATGACGTATGACTCAGAGGTTGATCTAACCTTGGCAGTGGCTAAAGTGGGTCAGTAATGGCTAGCAGTCGAAAATTAGGGTTGCAAGAAGTTTTAGTTGGTAATGATCTATATTTATTCAAAGCTGATTTTAAATTTCTACAAAGCCTAAAAGAAAACAGCTCGTATGACCCGATGGAGATCTATGATAGCTTTTCGTCTGGCAAATGCGATCTTGATTCTGTGATAGATATTTTGAGTTGCAGTATGGTTTCCATCAACAAAGAGCCAATCAACAATCCAGAAAAGACAGCAGAGAATCTAATATCGATGTTTGGACTACAGGAATGCTGGTTCTTGTGTTACAAGTTATTAAGTGATTCTATGATCGGTGACATAAAAAAGTCAGAGCTTCTACTGGACGAGAAGATCCAGAAGCTGAAAAAATTAAACTTTTCCCCATCGACGAGTTTGAGAAAACAGCCCTTTTTATGGGTATATCAAGCGTGGATTTTTGGGACATGTCTATGGGTCAGTTTCAAGCTCATAAGTCCGTTTTTTACTTAAAAAATGGGTTAGACGAAAAGGGTAGCAAGCCCGATGAAATGACGCTTGGAAAACTTCATGAATTAAAAGAAAGGATCAAAAAGGCTAAAGAAGATGGCGCTTAGACTAGGTGAATTACAAGTTGATATAGGTGCTGATACTTCCGATCTAAATCGAGCCAACAAGGAAGTAAAAAGAACCGCTGGAAGTATGGAAAAATCTTTCAGCCGCGTGGGTGCAGCAATCGCAGCCGCCCTATCTTTTCAAGTCATAAAAAACACAGTTATGATAGCTGATCGCATGAATCAGTTAGACGCTCGCATTCGCAACGTAACAAAATCAGCAAAAGATTTCAGGATAGTAAGAAAAGGTATTCGCGATATAGCGAAAGAAACAGGCGCATCTATACAGTCAGTAGGAACTCTCGCACAACAGCTATTGATATCTGGCGAATCCATTGGGGCAACCTCAGATCAAATAGTCCAAATGACTTCTAATCTTAACAAGCTGGGGGCTATTGGTGGATCTAGTGCTGAGCAAATGGGTAATGCCATGCTCCAATTTGGTCAAGCCATGGCTGGCGGCGTGGTAAGGGCTGAAGAGTTTAATTCGATTGTAGAAAATACCCCTTTAATCGCTAAGGCTATCGCCGACGGTATGGGTGTCAGTGTTGGCGAATTGCGAAAAATGGTTATTGATGGGAAGTTGCTATCAGAGGATGTGTTTAAAACTTTAGAGGGGCAAACGGAATCAATCAACAAAAAATTCGCTGATATGCCTTTGACGGTAGAAAGGGCAAGCGGAATGATTCAAAACTCTTTTGCTGTAGCAGTGCAAGAAATAGACAATGGGCTTGGGATAACCGAAGATATAGCCGAATCTATGAAAGAGATTAGCGAGATAATCGAGGAAGATCTAGTTCCAGGAATTGATAACATGGTTCTAGGAATAAAGGAGTTTTTAATCAACCTGGAAGGCTCAACAGGAGAAGCAAAAGAGCTGGTCGAGGACACTTTCGATTTAGCTAGATCGTGGGGCTTAGTTAAAGATGGCGTAGGCTTTGTTTTTAAGTCAATCAAAGAATTGCCAGTCAATCTAAAAGGTATAGTCGCTATAATTGTAGGCGAAGTATCTCAGGCATTCATTAAGCTTAGTTCGATAATCGATATAGTCTGGTTAAACATTTCTAACGGATTTAAAGATGCAATGTTTAGCGCTATTAATAAAGTTAAAGCAGGATTTTTTGACTTCATAGGGAGCGTTCAGAGAGACTTCCAGAGGTTGTTTGAATTTGTTGGGCTTGATAATGTAGCTGAATCATTTGAAAACGCGGCGAATCAATCCAAAGAGGTATCTGCGAATCTAACCGCATTTAACGAAGAGCAACTATTGATAAGACAAGATCAGTTGTTGCGCGAGGTGTTAGCCGTTCAAGAGCTTGAAACAATAAAGCTAGAAGCTTCGCAATCTGCAATTGATGCAGGGTTAAACGAAACGGAAAATCTTAAAAAACAAACAGAAGAACGCATCAAGCAATTAAAGAAGGAAATGAAAGAGCGGCGCAATGCTCAAGCGGCAGAGGGTAAGGCAAATGCAAAAAAAGTTATCAACGACAAAGACACAAAAGATAAGTTAAACTTTAATTTGGACGACGCGCAAAAGACAGCATCATCATTGGAGCAGGCGGGAATTGCTGACGGTAAGACAGCCGCAGCGGCACAGATAGGCATATCAGCAGCTAAAGCAATATCTAAAACGAGCGAGCTTGGTTTTCCGCAAGCGCTACCTTTTATCGCTCAAGCTCTTGCTACTATAGCGACTGCCAGAAATGCGCTAAAAGGTGGCGGGAGGCAGGCAGGCGGCAATGTATCTCAAGGAGTTATGCATCCTGTTAATGAGAATGGCCAGCCAGAGCTATTAGTGCAAGGATCAAAACAGTTCTTGCTGTCGGGTCAGTCAGGTGGGCAAATAATACCAGCCACTAGCATGGCAATGGGCGGCGGTGGCGGCATGAATGTCACAGTAAATAATAATGCTCCCGATTTAGTTGAAGTAGGTGAGCCATTTGTTACGCAAGGGGAATTACAAATATCAATCGGTCGCGCAGTCAATCAAGCGGTTGACCAGGTAAATTCAAGCTTAGCTAGTGGGCGGGGGGATTCTGCTGAGTCAGTAAGACAGGGTTTTAATTTGACGAGGAATATCTAATGGCTGTTAATTACCCTACCAATCTACCTATCCCGCTAGTCACTGGTTACACGCACTCTGACGCTCAAAAGGTTAGGCGGAATGATGTTGAAACTGGCGCGCCAAGGTTTGAGCTATTATCCGAGGACGGCGCTAGCTTTCCCACTGTGACATGGTTGTTTAAGCCTGTTGATTTTCAGGTGTTCGAGGGTTTTTATAAACACTCTCTTAAGTTTGGCGCGATATCGTTTAATATGAATTTACAAGTGGGGGCTGGATTAAAAACACATGAGTGCTATTTTAACAAACCATACAAGCCGAGCCTTAGCGGAAAGCTATGGCGCGTATCAGCGTCACTAGTAACAGTTGAAAAACAATATAATACACTAGAAGAATACAACGAAACGTTAGCGCTAAGAGAATCAATTTCAGGCAACCTTCAACCGTGGTTCGACCAATTCAATAACATTGTTAACAATGAATTGCCAGAGGTCGGTTAGTGGCTAGCTTAGACGAGTATAAGAAATTTGTTGCGAGCGCGCCTCAAGCTGAGAGGGAGTACCGAACAATTGAGTTGTATCATCCTGATTTTGATCAGACATTACGATTTGTTAAAGACTTCAAAGATATTAATCTGACATTAGAGTCTACCGCACCGCGAAACCCATCAACAAGCGTTACATTTACAGCAATTAGCATGAATATCAACGAACCGATTGAAAGCGGTGAAGTTGAGCAGATTTTATCGGTTGACATGGGCGCTGTAGGGAATGAGGTTAACGATCAATTAGCGCAAATAACCGAAACTGGATCATTGATACCAATCGAGTTAATTTACAGAAAATTTTACAGCGGAGATCTAACTGAACCAGTTTTGGTTTTATCGCTATCAGTTGCTAACGTATCTTTCAATGGTTACGAATCAGTTTCAGTTAATTGTGAAGATGTTAATTTTGCAACCAAGAGGGCTGGGGAGCTTTACACTATCGAGAGATTCCCGACGCTGAGAAATATATGAATTATAATAAATACATTGGAATACCTTGGGTTTGCGGAGGATCAACTGAAGAAGGCGCGGATTGCTGGGGTATTGTTAAGATGGTATACAAAGATTTATTAAATATAGAAATAGGTCATTATAATGTATCTGAAATTAACAATTCTGAAAAAACATCCGACAAAATAGAGATGGTTAGAGATAGCACGCAAGACTGGATTCAAACCGAAAACCCAGCAATTAATGATGTTATAATGATGGTTAATAGAATGACTGGCAGACCAGAACATGTCGGAATTTTCATCGGAAAAGGCAAAGTACTACATTCTATGACGAGAGAAAACGGACAATCAGAGATACACGATATTAAACTAATTAAGCGCCTGTTTAAGCGCTTAGAGTACTATCGATATGCCGGCTAGCGTTATTGTTCATCACGATCCAGAAGGGATCAATAAAAGAATTATTCATTCGGTTGATGGAAATCTTTTAGATTGGCTCATATCTGAATATGGTGAGCATGGGTTTAATACGCCTACAGTGATCTTTAATGGGGATGTTGTAGAAGAAAATGCAATAAATCTAGATAACTATAATGACATTAATTTAGAGCTAAATGACCACGATATAATTAACATTGTACACAGACCGCAAGGTATAGAAGTTCTTTATGCTGTTATCATCGCAGTAGTTGCGGCGGTTGTTTTAACGCCTGATATCTCACCGCCACCAGCGCCAGAGAATCCAAACTTTGCAAAGACTAACGAAAGTCCAAACAATAGACTGACTGGTCAAACAAATATAGCCAGACCCTTAGCTAGAATTCCAGATATTTACGGCAGGATGAGAGTATACCCCGACCTTGGGGCGAAAACAGTGACCGAATATATTCAACATGTTAAATTTGTGACTGAATATCTTGTTGTCGGTCGCGGTGAATTTCAGATAGATAACATCAAAAGCGGTGAAACGCTTTTAAGTGAAATTTCTGGATCAACATTTACGACTTACGCACCTAACTCGATTATTCCAGAGTTGCTAGATGTAACAGACTCAAACGAGGTTAACGGTCAAGAAGTTACAGCGCCAAATGATGCAACAAACTTCGACACCAACGCGTCAAATGTGATTTTTACAGCGTCAAGCAAAAAGATAAGTGGGTTTCAAGGCGGCTTAGCAGCATTTGAAAGCTTGAGTGAGGGGGATGAGTTTGTTGTTGCTGGCACAACAAATAACAATGGTACTTATACTTTTGTTAGTTTTGCCAAAAGTGGTGGCGTTAACGAGCCGCCAGATTATATCGACTTTTACAGCTACTCTATCACTGTAGAAGAGTCGCTGACCGATGAAACTGTAAATAGCTCCGTTTCTTTTTCAGCACTTGGATCACCTGGCTCAGATCTAATAGGCGCTTTCATTGTACCGGGAGATACCGAGGAAGTATGGTTTGATATTGTAGCGCCGCGAGGTTTAGCTAATAGACAATCTGGAAGCACAACAACAGTCACAGTACAATTAGATTTAATTCTTGATGAGATAGATAGTCAAGGTAATATTATAAATACTGAAACAACAACAGTGTATATCTCTGACAATACTTTAGACGCTAGGTTTTACACGTTTAAAATAACCCCATCGAACGCTGGATCTAGATATCAGGCAAGCGTTCAACGTATAAGTAATACTGTAAACGATTCTAGTTATTATGATCAAACTAAATGGGCAAGACTTGGTGGAGCTGGAAAAATAACCAGCTACAATCAGGGCAACATTACGACGATACTATTAACCACGCAGGCTACCGATCAAGCAACCCAATCACAAGAAAGAAAGTTTAATGCTGTAGTAACCAGAAAGTTAAGAACTTATACAACGTCTGGCGGCGCTATAATCCCTGCTTTGTCTGGCACGACACGGTTTGCTGATGCGCTATTAGAGCACTCAACGAATTCCTTTATAGGAAACAAACCAACAACCAGCATCGATCTAGATGGACTTTATGCTATACAGGAGCAACTAGATAATGTTTCGCTGTACGGCTCTATTTTAGGTCGATTTAGCTATTCTTTCAGTTCAGAGAAATCGAGTGTAAAGGATGAAATAATAACTATTGCAAACGCTTGCAGGGTGTTTATTAAAAAAATAGGCGACAGGTTAGAATTTGCGAGGGATGAAGAAAGAATTAACCGAGTAACACTATTTAACAATCGAAACAAAAAACCGAAATCAGAAAAAAAATCAATTAGACTACAAAAGCCGAATGATTTTGACGGCGTAGAATTACAATGGGTTTGGGAAGATACAGGAGAGTCTTTTACCGTAAAGCTCCCTGACAACGGAGAGACAAACCCTAAAAAAATAGAAGCCGCTGGGATAAGAAATTTTAAACAAGCATGGAATAGAGCAAAAATAGAATTTAACAAATTAAAACTTAATCGAGAGTCGATCGTCTTTGAATCAACAAGCGAAGGGCTTTATGCGGTAACTGGCGATAGGGTGGCGAATGCCGACGGGACAGATATTAAAGCCCAATCTGGTGAGATTAAAGCGATCAACGGTCTAGCTGTTAGCACTTATACACCTATTGACTTTAAAGGAAGTGCGAACGGGACGGTAATCTTAAGGGATGAATCTGGGTTGGTTGATAGCGAAATAACAGTGACCCAAATACCTGGTGATGAATACGGGTTTATTTTAGGATCTACCCCTAGTATAACGGTTCGGGTGAGGGGTGAGTTAAATTACCAAGTAGGGACGCTTTACACTTTTGCATTAACCAACGAAACTAAAATAAAAGACTATGTGATACAAAAAAACTCACCAAAAAACAATGGTTATGTAAGGCTAGAATTAACTAATTATAATCCGCTTGTTTATGCGCCTGATGCGGAAATACCACCAGATCACGAAACAACGCTAATATCAGTATCAGCGGACGCGGTAGCAAGTGGCAATATAATAGAAAGCCATACTATTAAACTAGCAGCGGTTGCTTCAGAAACGCTGGCATGGAGTGCAGCCCCGACAGGAACTTATTCGGCGACTAATGTCGCTGAATTTGCTAGAATGACATTTAGCGCAAATATAGACGGAACATGGAGCATTTCAGGATACGGCTCATCACCAGATTCAGGCGCTGGTGATTACAGGCCTAAAGTTATTGGTGATGATCCGGATAATTACGAAATTAAAATAACCCAGTCAAAAACCGCTGGATCTGGGACGGTTGCATCTGTAGGCGGAACGGTTTTCGGATCGTTTGTTGCGCACACTGGCACTGAGGGGATTAGAGTTATAGACTCTGTGTCTGGGATAACAACAGTTGATATCACTGTGGAGATAAGAGAGATAGCAACGCCAGCAAATACAACGGGCGTAGCCTCGTTTACATTTAGTGTTGATGGCGTACCCCCGATATAGGTGAAGAATGAACGCATGGTATGACAAAACAAAAACAACGATAGGTAAAGCAGGTTTAAATCTGAATACGCTATCAAACCCTAAAATCATCGCTATTGAAGAGGGTTTATATACTTTTTCTCAAGCGCATGATTTTTTAGACGACATACCAGTCGGCGCTAGATTAGCGACCGCTACAATGGCTAGTGTTACTTTTGGCGTGTCATTAGAATCTTATTTAGACGCAGCAGATACAACTTTCACTACTCCAGCAGTGGGGGTGGTTGAGGCTTTGGTTATTTACAATGATACAGGCGTTGAAGCCACAAGCCCGTTAATATTATACATTGATTCTGGTGTAACGCTTCCAATCACAACAGAATCGGCAAGGGACTTAGAAATAATCTGGAACGCTAATGGTATAGCTAAATTATAGAGGTTAAAAAATGGCATTATCTACAGACGATTTAAACCAACTTGAAACGAACATTGACGCGGCTAACACATGGGTCAATGGCGACAAAAATACAGACGCTATCGCTTCTAATGGGGATTCGATTAAATCTATTCAAAAAATAAACAAGGAAGCGAAACAGTCATTTGATCAACACCTTGCGACATTAGGTTTTGAGCCGCCGATTGCTTTCGCGTCCAGCATTCTTGTGGATAGAACGACTCTAACGGTCGAATATTTAACTAATGTTTATGCTCCGCTAGCAAGTGTTATACCTTTTACTACTACAGCGTCATTTGTTTCGGCGGAATGGTATCTAATTACTGATAACGTACCAGCGCAATCAGGGAATCAAGGAAAAACACTAACAACAGACGGGACAACTCTATCATGGACTGATAAAAACCCCCTTACTTATCCAACATTAGCGCTTGGTCTTGCGGATGGCGCTAGATGGCAAGTAGGGATGTATATTGATCTTGAAGAGCGAACGGCTGGAAACGGAGGCGGAGGGCGATGGAAAGTCATAGCAAGCACAACAAACAACGGATTTAATATTGTTGATGTGCCTTTAAATGCTGCTATAAGCTTAAGCTTGGTAATAAGCGAACGGATAACAAGTTCTCAACTGGGCGGCACATCGACAGGCGACCAGCTAGCCATTCTAGATAAGCTGGCTGAACTTGCTTATTTAAACGGAGTTTGGGGCATTGTTGATGATTATGCCCACACCGTCAGCGCATCATGGGTTTTAGAAAATGACGGTTTAGCTATATGGTTTCTAGGCAATGCAAGAATAGTGCCATCGTCGAATACGGTTCTATCTGGAATAACAATAGGCGGGGTAACTACCCCATCCAGAATGTACATATATAGACCTAAAGTCGATAGAACCACTTATGATGGAGCTACCGAGAATGTTGGTATAACTTATTTAGAAATGACTCAGTGTAGCGTTATAGATGCAGAGTCGCGCTTCTCAAAATACAATCACCACTGGAATCCAACATCAGGCGGTAACGCACACAATAAATATGACAACCTTCAAGGGATTGGGGGGTTCTATAATTTTTGGTTGGAAGGTCAAGGCGCAACATCTTATACAAATGAGAATCAGTTCAATTGTGGTAGAGGTTTTTGCACTTCTGATACAGACACAAATCTTAGGATATCAACTGGGTCAACAAAGATCCCATCTGGCAACCACTTCAATGATATTTCATTGGAAGGGCAGGGGGTGCAGGGAGTCTATGATGATGGAGACTCTAACACTTTTAAAGATTGCCGAAGTGAGGGAACATGGTCTAGCGGTTATTTCCACGTATTAGGGCCTAACTGCACAAGATCGGTAGTCATGTCTAGCAGGCTTGACTATACTTTTAATTCCAAACAGGCAACCACACCAAGGCTAACAAAAATATCGTATAGAACAGGATCTGAATTATTCACAGCTAATAACTTATTGACGACATTGAGACTTGAGAATACGAGCACATCCAGAGGCACTGGACTTGAGATATATAACACTAGACAGAATGCAGATGCTTTTGCTTGGCAAGCGTGGAGAAAGATATCATCCGCTAGCGGCACGCATGACGGCGCAGCAAATGCGGCGATATTAACAGACTCTGGCGAATCGTGGACTATTAACGCTTTTGTTGATGCGCGGATAGAAAACACTACCGATGGAAGTTGGGGGATCGTGACAGCTAACACTGCAACAACAATCACAGCGACACTAGCAGACGGCACAGATAACGACTGGGATGTTGGAGATGCTTATGTGGTTTATCTTTCTAATGGATATCTCAACACTCTAGGAATATTACACGCTAGACAAAAGCTAAAGGTCGGATCATCGAACCCTGCTTATACAGTTACAAACGGATTAACAGACAGAACTTATGATGCTAACACGGTAACAATAGCAGAACTCGCTGATGTTGTTGGGACTATAATATCAGACTTGAAAGGCAAAGGATTATTTGATTAATAGATCAATTTAACTCTTCACCGGAGTATTTTTTGCCTGAAACAAATTCAATTAATCTATTTATATAGCTTGAGCCTATACACTTATAGTTAATTTGTATTGTATTTAATTAAATATTAGATATATAATCACCTCACTAACTCAGAAAAGGGTAATAAATGAAGAAGAATAAACAAAAATTTGAAAAGCTGATTAAGCCTGGCAGACCGATTATTGGAAGGGTAGTCAAATCATCTCAGCCATTGAGCTTAGATGGAGACATTATCGCTTGGTTAAAAAGTAGCGGGAACGCTAGCGGCATGGCTAACAGATTATTGAGGGCAGCCAAAGATAAACACGACATTGATTCAGAGGGGTAGATGATGGATACCACATGGAAATAAAAAGGATAGCCTTAAGGGTGGTGGTTATAGTTTTTATTATTTTAATATCAATTTATGAGATATCGCTATGAAAACAGGCAATAGCTTTACTGACTTTATATCAAGCAAAGAATACGGTAGATTCTTCGTAGTCACAGAAACAGAAGCTGAAGAAATCAAAGACAAGAACAAAAAAATAAAAGCTAGCGAAAAGCATAAGCTGTTAGAGATTAGACGAAGAATTGAAAACTATCAAATCAACAAAGAGCTAGGGTTAATTTAAGGAGATTAAAGTGAAGTTAAAAGACTGTAAATACGGAAAAATTGTTGTCAGCGGCAATAGGATAGGTATGGTTGTCGGTATTACCAATACTTGTCCTCATAGGAATTCTTCAGAAAGGTCAAAGCCAGAAAATGCAAGGCCTTTAATTGAATGGGCTGGTGGAACAACTCACGCAATCCATCAAGGCAATATCGAGTTATACAAAGGGAGTCTTTAAAATGAAATGGGCTGAAGTTATTGATATATATTTCATGACCGCTATACAGTTTGGCGCTGAGGCAGCGACTCATGCTTATCTGGAAAGCAACCCAGAGCATGATAAATATTACGAAAACCTAATACAGTACTTTAACAACGTTATAGCAAACAAACAATTTGAAGACACGCTAGACAAAGAATTCGTGGAGCAAAAATGAACACTAAAACACTCAAAGAGCTTGCTGACGAACTAGAAAGCTTGGTTGATGATAGCGGTCAATTTAAGGAATTCAAACGACCAGACGCAGCGATATCTGTTTTAACAATTGCTGAAAGGTTGCGCAGGGAGTTGGCAGTTAGTCGCGAGTATGAAAGGCGTACATCGATGCAGCATAGAGAGTGTGATAGGGCGCTGCAAGAGCTTTCTAACTTGTCAGAGTTCAAAGACAGAGCATAAGATTATGAGCCTTGAGTCACTAGAAAGTGAGCTAGAAAAACTCTTAGAAGATAACGAAGAGGCTCAGAAAGCTCAATGGGCTATCGATAATCGGTTAAAGCTATGTAAAACGCCTTTACAAAGATCTGAAATGTTACATGAAATGATGCTCGAATCACTGATAAGGCTTAGAGACACAATAAACGGCAATATCATGCAGAAAGAAAAATGTAACGTTTTATCATTTAAAGAAAAAGACAATGAATAAAATAATATCCGAGGCAAAAGAAACAATATTTATAATCGTTGGAATGATTTTGTTATTAGCTTTATTGTTACTTTTAATAACATTCCCAATTATTGTGACTTTAACCATGATGACAATAAGCTACGCACTTGATAAATATGGAGATAGATAAAATGAACCACTTATTAGAAGTAGAGATTAACGCAGAAGGATGCAAGCTTGCTTACCTATCGCCGATTGATGAAAATGATAAACCAAAAGACGGGTTTAGAATAGCAGGGCCTAAGGCGTGGGGAGGTAGTCGGAATATAGCGAGAATAAAGTTAAACGACGCTGACTTAGTTAGATACATTAGATGTTATGCTCCAGGTGTTTTGTCTGAATTAATTCAAGGGAAACTAAAATGATTAAAAAATGGCACATTATATTGTTTATGGTTTTATTACCCTACGCACTTTATTATTTGTTTAATGAAGCTAGCTCTGAGCTAGTTTCAATTTCTGTTATTGTTGGCGTATGTATTGAGGTTTCTTGTATGTTTTTTATTTCAGAGTATTCAGAAGAAGAAATCAACAAATTTTTAGGAGTTAAAAAATGATTAACCCACCAAA